AGAAGAACTGGCCGAGTTGCGCGAGGCGGACCCGGAGGCGAAAGCCGCCGAGGTCGCGATGGACTTCCTGGCCGGGTTGGAACTCCCGAAAGACGGCAAGGACGGCACCAGCGTCACGGCCGAGGACGTTCTGCCGCACCTTGAAGCCCTCGTAAAGCGTCTGGACGCCGAACGTCCCATACCGAGAGACGGGATCGACGGCAAGGACGGGCAGAGTATCACCCTCGAAGATGTGAGGCCGCTAATCGAGTCTCAGGCGGACCGGATGTCGCTGGATGTCGAGCGGCGGGTGAATGACTTCCTGCACCGCACCATCGAGCGCATCCCGCAACCGAAGGACGGCGTCAACGGCAAGGACGCGGATCCCGAGGAAGTGGCCGCCAAGGTGATCGAGCGGCTGGACCTGAAAGGCACCCGGACGGACCTGAAGAAGCTGTGCAAGGAACTGGTCGACGCCGAAATGGCGAAGATCGAGCCGCCGAAAGACGGGCTGCCCGGTAAAGACGGGGCCAGCGTGAACATTGCGGACGTGCTGCCGGTCGTGAAAGATCAGGTCGCCGAGTTTCTGGCCGCCGTGGATCCGCCGAAAGACGGCGCGCCTGGCAGGGACGGCACCAGCGTCACGCTCGCCGACATCGAGCCGCTACTGAAGTCGATGTCGGCCGAGTGGGCGCTGGACTTTGAACGCCGCGCCGAGGACCGGTTCCAGCGGGCCATCGACAAGATCCCTGCCCCCAAAGACGGTGCGGATGGCCTGAGTTTCGAGGATTTCGACCTCGAGCAGTCCGAAGACGGCCGGATCGTGCGGATGATCCTGTCCCGTGGTGACCAGCGAGTGGAAAAGACGCTGACCTTCTCTCATCCGCTCGACCGAGGCGTGTGGAAGCAAGGCAAGTACCTGCGCGGCGATGGCGTTACCTACGGCGGCAACTGGTGGATCGCGCAAAAAGACGGCCCGGTCGGTCGGCCCGGCCAGCATCAGGGCGAATGGCGGCTGGCTGTGAAGCGAGGAAACAATGGCCGCAACGCGCCGGGGGCTGACCAATGATCCGTCTGGCCTCGCTCGCTCGCGTCAAAGCATGGAATCGCGTGGTCCACGACTTCGATGACGCCATGCTGGATATGGCGATCCTCGCCGCATCGGCCGCGGTGATCGACTATCTCGGCGGATCTGAGGTCACGCTCGGGGAATTCGACTCCGACGGGGACCAGGTATTCGACATGGCTGGCAATCCGCTGGGCGTGCCGGAGCTCGAGCAGGCGGCGACCGCGATGCTGGTCGGCAAGCTGTACGACGGGATGGATGCGAAGGAACTCGACTACGGCCGCCTGCCCTATGAAGTGACGGCGATGCTGTACATCCGACGGCGTGAGATGGGCTTAGCATGATCCGTTCTGGCGAATACCGCCACCGGATCGACATCCAGAGGCCGGTGGATACTCAGAACCCGACGACCGGGTCGATCACGCGTACCTGGGCCACGGTGCATGATGCTGTGCCGGCGAATGTCATGACCGGGCCGGGACGCGAGACGCACGCCGCCGGAACGAAGCTGGCCGAGACCACGGCGCGCATCAAGTGCCGCTGGTTCCCGGGGCTGTCGCATGAGATGCGGGTCGTCTGGCAGTCGCGGATTTACGACATCATCAGCATCGAGACGGACCTCACCGACCGGCGGGAGTACCGCCTGCGGGTCAAGGATGGTCTCAGCGACGGCAGCTGATGCGCGGCCGGTGGGCGGGCGCAACTGTGGCCTGCCTGGCGAGCGGGCCTTCTCTCTCGGTCGAGCAACTGGCCTCGGTGCGCGACTGGCAAGGGCCCGGGCATCATGTGATCGCGGTGAACACCACGTTCAAGTCCGCACCCTGGGCCGACGTGCTGTTCGCAATGGACCGCCGGTGGTGGACGCATTACCTGGCCGAGGCAAAGGCGACGTTTCACGGGGAACTATGGACCAGCGCGATCAAGATTGTCGGCGTGAACACGGCGCCATCTGCGAAGCTGGGCTCGCTCGGCAACAGCGGGGCCGGGGCGATCCTGCTGGCGCGGTACTTTGGCGCCGAGCGCGTGGTGCTGCTGGGCTATGACGGCCGGCGCGGGCCGAAGGGCGAAGTGCATCACCACGGCGACCATCCGAAACGGCTGTCGAATGCGCTGTCGCTACCGAAGTGGGCTGGTCAGTTCGAGCGGATGGCGACGCGGCTGAACGGGATGGACGTGGTCAACTGCTCGCCGGAGACCGCAATCCGGGTATTCAGGACCGCGGCGATGGATGAGGTTCTGTGTTCACACTGATCCTGCCGTACTACCGCAGCCCGCAGATGTTGCGCCGGCAGATGGAGGTCGTGGCCGACTACCCGCCCGGGTATACCGTGGTCGTCGTCGACGACGGCAGCCCGGAGCCGGCGGAAGTTCCGGCCGGTGTGGAGCTCTACCGGATCGAGGTAGACATCCCGTGGAATCGCGGGGGAGCAAGGAACCTCGGGGCGCATGTGGCGCGGACCGACTGGATCATCCAGACGGACATCGACCATGTGCTGCTGCCGGAATGTGCGGCGGCCTTGCTGGAAACAGAGATCGACCCGGCCTGCTGGTATCGGTTCCTGCGGTTTCGCCACGGCCAGGCGGACGAGACACGGCGGAAGGACACGATCCCGCGGAATGCCGGTTTCGGGCCGGTGAAGCCGCATATCGACTCGTACCTGATGCGGCGAGAACTGTTCCTGAGTTCACCCTATGACGAGGATTACTCGGGCTGTCTCGGGGGTGGATCACCGTTCCTCGCGAGGATGGAGAAGATCGCGCCGGTCAAGATGCTGCCGCGGGACGTGCATCTGCACGTCTACACCCGGCACGCCATTGCCGACGCCTCGGTCAGCACGCTGAGCCGGGACACATCTGAGTACGTCCGGCGCCGCCGGCTGAAGGAACGGCGCGGCAACACGCAACCGGGGGAGATCATGCGGTTCGACTGGCATCGGGTCTGCTGATGGACTTCACGGGCTTCACGGACAAGGACTCGAAACGCGAAGAGTACCGGCGGCTGTACCAGGGCGCTGATTACGTCGAGGCGTACTCGCGGCACACGGATCTGAGGATCAGGAATGACGGGCCGGCGCAGGCGATCGGCGGCGACTGGGAGAACCATGGGCTTTTGCAGCTTGAGTTCCTGAAGCGACGGGGGCTCAAGCCGACCTCGCGGTTTCTGGATCTCGGCTGCGGGACGGGCCGGCTTGCTCGCAGGGTGGTGCCCTACCTGGACGCCGGCAAGTACGTCGGGCTGGACATCTCGGCGGGGGCTCTGGCCTACGCCAGCGACCTGTCCGTCGATGAGGGATGGGCGGACAAGCGGCCGCGGTTCCTGTTGGGCGATGGCACGCTCAGGGCGGTGGAGGGTATGCCCTTCGATATCATCTGGGCGCACAGCGTCTGCACGCACTTGCCGCAGAATCTCATTGAGGGTCTGTTCGTGGGCCTCGCGTCGATGGAGTTCGGCGAGTTCTACTTCACCTACAAGCGGCGCCCGGTGGCGAAGCGGACGGGCCTGAAGCAGTTCGGCTATCCGTTCAGCTTCTTCGAGTACATGGCGCGCAGCGTCGGGCTGAAGGCGGAAGAGTTGCCGGACAAGTGGCCGCAGGGTCAAAGCTGCGGCCGGGTCTGGTGGTGATTTCGTTCGTCTGCTTCCAGTGGAACATCGGCTTCCGGGAATACTTACCGAAGCGGGTGAACAAGCTGGCGGCACAAGTCGCCAAGCATTTCCCGGACCCTCATCGGTTCATCTGTGTCACGGATGAGACCGAGGGTTTCGACGTGGAGGTCATGCCCTTGCCCGAGGCGGCTCGGGCCGTGGCAGACATCCCGTCCCCCGAGGGGCGTGGGTTCCCGTCGAGCTATCGCCGCCTGTGGGCATTCAGCGACGAAGCCCGCTGTCTCGGCGAGCGGATCATGATGCTGGACGTGGATTGCATGATCGTCGGTGATCTTCGCCCGCTGTTCGAGCCGCAGGACGATTTCGTCGGCTGGCGGCCTCGGTCAGTGTGGGGCACGAACCAGCGCATCGGCGGCGGGACGTGGCTGCTCAGGACCGGCACTCATGCCTGGGTCTGGGATGAGTTCGTCGCCGATCCGCCCAAGATGATCGCCGAGACCAAGGCGGCGGGCTGGCGTGGGTCTGACCAGGCGTACATGAGCCATCGACTGTCGGCGACGTGCGCGGTGTGGCCCCAAGACGCCGGCATCTATCAGTCGCAGGATGGCGTGAAGCGATGGTATCGACTGCCGCCTGATGCGCGGATCGTTCACTTCAACGGCAACGTAAAGAACTGGCATCCCCAGGCAAGGCGGGTGCCCTGGCTGGCGAGAATGGAGCGGCGTAGTGGCAACTGAGACAGTCCGAATCGTCGGCCTCGAAGGCGTGATGAAAACGCTGCGCGAGTTGCCGCCCGAGCTCGTCTCGAAGCGCGGCGGGCCGGTGCGCGCTGCGCTGCGCAAGGCTTCCCTGCTGCTGGTGCAAGAGTCGAAACGGAACCTGCAGACGATTATCGACACGCCGAACCTTGACGGCGGACTTACGAAAAGCACCGGGATCCTAAAGGCTAGCATCATCACCGCTCGCGATTCCAAGATGCGCGGCGGCGAGCGCTATTACGTCCGGGTGCGCCGCACCAAGTATCCAGCGGATCGCACCAGCAAGACCGCGACCGGCGTCGGCGCGTTGCTCGAGCATGGCACGGAGACGCGCCAGCCGATGCCGTGGATGCGGCCGGCCTACGACGCCAAGAAGTACGAGGCTGCGCAGTTCTTCCCGCGCGAAATCAAAGCGCAGCTCGACAAGATCGTCAAAAAGCTCGCCCGGAAAAACGGAGTCGCCTGATGTTGCCTGCCGTGTTCCCAATCCTCGCCAGAGACAGCGAGGTCACGGGCTTTATTGGCTCGACGCCCGCGCGCGTGTACCGGCATGGCGAAGCCCCGCAGAACGTGGTGCGGCCGTATGTCACCTGGTTCGTGGTGACCGGCGCTCCGCAAAACCAGCTCGACGATCCGCCTGATATCGACAATTACTCGGTTCAGGTCGATTGCTGGTCGGATGACGATTCCGAGGTGGAAGAACTGGCGACAGCCGTTCGTGACGCCATCGAGACTGAGTTCCACATGACAGCGGCCATTGCCAATGGCCGCGACCCACAGACGATGCGATACCGCATCGGCATGATCTTTTCCTTCTGGACCCATCGGTAACGGAGACGACAATGACGACTGGCACCATTGCAACGAAAGGCACCCGGCTGTACTTCGCAGTCGATGGTTCCGAGATCCTCAAAGTCGCCTGCGCGACTGGCATTCAAGGGCTGGGCGGTCCCGGCACGCAGATTAACCAGACCTGCCTCGACTCCGAGGAGATGGAGTACTTCAAGGGCATGAAAGACCCCGCGCAGGTCACTGTGCCGGTGAACTTCATCCCGCGTTCGGCTGCCCATCAGGCGCTGCAGGATCTGGACGAGTCCGGCGACATCGTGTCGTGGATGATCGTGCTGTCGGATCAGGACGACGCCCCGGTGACGCTCGACAGCGACGGCGCGCTGGCCTCCCCCGGCCCGACGACCGTCGAGTTCAAGGCTTACGTGGCCGACTTCGAGATCGACATCCAGACGAACGAGATCGTCCGCGCAACGCTGAACCTGCAGCGCAGCGGCCCGAAGAACTGGAACTTCCCGGCTGCTGACCTCGCATGAGCGACTTCCTAAGCCGATTCACGGCAGAAGCTGAGCCGGAGGCGCGGGAAGTCACCCTGAACGGCGAGACCGGGACCGTCTGGTTCCGCAAGCTCACCGCGGGCGAGCGCGAGCAACTTCTCAAGGGTATGAAGATCAGCCACTCTCCCGGCAATGGCGGGACAATGGAGATCGACCTCGGAGAGAACGAGCGCCAGCGACACCTGCTGGTCGCGTTCTGCGTCTGCGACGAGGACGGCCGGCGGGTGTTTCGAAACGTCAACGACGTGAAGAAGCTCCCGCACGATCGCGTCTCTGTGCTGGCGACCCATGCCGAGGAAGTGAACCGCGAGAGCGAAGATCTGGGAAAAGGCTAGCCGACGATCCCGGCCTTCGTCGGCTGTGCCGGTTCTCGGTGCTGTACCGGGTGCCGCTTTCCCATGTCGCGAGCTGGCCGGCGCGGCATCTTGACCTGCTCGAGCAGTACCTCGCGCGCGAGCCCGCGCCCGAGGAGCGCCTCGAGGTCGCCCTGGCGAACTTCATGGTGATGTACGCCACCGCCAACGGGAAGCAGGGCGCGCCACAGAAGAAGGTCGCCGACTTCCTGCCGTACCTCAAGGCGTGGCCGCAGCCGGCAGACGGTCGATACAACCCCGTGGATATGGAAGTGCTTCAGGAGCTGCTGTGAAAATCTCGATCGCCATCGAAGCGCTCACCGGCAGGTTCGACACGGACATGCAGCGCACGTCCCGCCGGACCCAGCGCGAGATCAAGAAGATGCAGCGCGACTTCGAGCAGTTCGGGCGGCGCGTCGGTCTGGCGATCTCGGCGGCTGCGACCGGGTTTGCGTACATGGTGATGCGGACCACTAAGGCCGCGGACGAGATGGTCAAGCTCGGCCACACGATGGGCCTCACGGCCGAGGAAACCCGCCGGCTGCAATGGCTGAGCGACCGCACCGGGGTCAGCGTCCAGAACCTCGCCACGGTGATGCAGCGCGCCACGCGGGAAATCTCGAAGGCGCGGGACGGCACCGGCGCGGCGGCAGATGCCCTGAAACAGTTGGGCCTGAACGCCGGCGACCTGATGCGGATGAACCAGGAGCAGCGGTTCGCGGCGCTGGCGAAGGCGATCAAGGGCGTGGCCGACGAGGGCCGGCAGGCGGAGATTGCCTATGCGCTGTTCGGCCGGCAGGGCCAGCAGATGCTCGGCATGATCAACCGGCAGGGCGACTCGCTGGGTGAGCTCAGCGCCAAGTTTGACCAGTTCAACCTCGCGCTGTCGAACCTGCAGGCCGACAACGTCGAGAGCCTTGCGGACGCCTTCACGGATGTCTCGACCGTGGTGGACATGGCCCGCCAGCGGTTCGTCGCGGACCTGGCGCCGGCTATCGAGATCGTCGTCGAGCGTCTGTTCCTGGCCGAGGCGCGGGCGGGCGAGTTCGGGGACACGGTGGCCGATGCCGCAGGCAAGACCGTGCGCGCATTCGCTTTCGTGATGGATGCAGTCGAGGGCGTGCGTCGGGTGTTCCAGGTCTGGGGGCGCGTGCTGGCCGTGACGTTCGCCTCGATGGAGCTCGGCGTCTGGCAGTTCGCGGATTCGGTCGTGAACGGCCCCGGGCGGGCGATCAACTGGCTGTTGCAGCAGGCGTCCCGGATTCCTGGCATCAACATCGAGTTTCAGTTCAATGACCCCGTGCCGCAGGTCCGGCACCTGATGAACCGGGCCGCGGGGATCGTGCGGGAGGGTGTGGGCGATATCCAGGGCATCCTGATGGCTCCGCTCCCGGGCCAGACCATGCTCGCCGAGTACGCCGAGCGCATGGGCCGCGACGTTCCCGAGTCCGTCCGGCGCGCAGCGGCGGCGATGGACGAGCTCGCCAAGGCCGGGACCGTCGCCGAGAGCGCGGTCGGCCGGATGATCAGCGCGATCGAGGACCAGTTCAACACGCTGGGGCAGACCGGCAGCCAGGTTCAGCTCTACCGGCTGCAGATGGAGGGCGCGACCGAGGCGCAGCTCAAGTATGCGGCAGCGCTGCTCAGGATCATCGACGCCCACGAGGAGCACGACCGGCTGCTCCGTGAGGCCGAGCGCGTTATGGACGACAACAAGACCACGGCCGAAAGGTTCGCTGGCGAGATTTCCAAGCTCAATGACCTGTTCGATGCGGGCGTGCTGTCGGTCGAGGAATACAACAAGGCCGTCGCCCGCATCCAGGATTCGTTCTTCCCGGTCGAGGAGACTGAGAAAGCCGTCAACCAGATGGACGAGTTCGCCCGCCAGGCCGCGCGCTCGATGCAGCAGCACTTCGCCGACTTCCTGTTCAACCCGTTCGAGAACGGGCTCAAGGGGATGTTGCAGGGCTTCGTGCAGACGATCCACAAGATGCTGGCCGAGATTGTCGCGGCGCAGTTGCTCCAGCAGCTTTTCGGCGGGCTGTCCGGCAGCGGGAATTCGTTCCTGGCCGGCATCGGCGCAGCCTTCGGCGGCTCCCGCGACAACGGCGGGCGCGGCTACCCGGGCCAGTCCTACCTGATCGGCACCGGCGCACAGCCGGAGATGTTCATCCCCGACACGGCCGGCACGTTCGTCCCGGCGTCCAAGCAGGGCGGCAACTCGATCACCTACCAGACCATCGTCCAGGCGCCCGAGGGCCGGATCACCCGCGAGTCTGAGGGTCGCGCCCGAGCCATGGCGATGTCGCAGGCGACGGCCTACGCGAGGCGCAACACATGAGCCAGTTTCTGGAGTCTCCGCGCTTCCCGGGCTGCCCGTCGTTCGGCTTTCTTTTCCGGCCACGCTACCGGACGGAGATCACCGTCGGGGCTTCGGGCTGGGAGAAGCGCGACCGGCTGTGGGCGTATCCCCTGCACGACTGCCAGGTGACCGTCGGCCCGCGGATGGAGGACGAGATCGACGAGCTGCTCGAGTTCTTTCATGTCGTCGCGGGTGAATATTACGGCTTTCGGATGAAGGTTTACGGGGATTTCAAGTCCTGCCGACCCTCCGAAACCCCGACCGCGCTCGACCAGCCGATGGTCGCCACGGGCGTCACGAACGAATACCAGCTCGTGAAGCGCTACACCCTCGGCGCGGTGACGCAGGACCGGCCGATCTACAAGCCCGTCGGCTCCACCATCCTCGTCTCCGGTGGCGCGCACACGCTGGACGCGACGACCGGCCTCGTGACGTTCGCCGGCACTCCGAGCGGCACGCCCTCCTGGGGCGGCGAGTTCGACGTCCCCGTGCGGTTCCAGGGCGACTTCCCCATCGAGATCATCAACAAGCGGGCGCATACCGTCAGCTTCATGCTTGAAGAGTTGCGCGGTACGGCTCTGTGAAGACCGCTGTTTGCGTCCGAATCAAGCGCCGGGACGGGAAGATCCTCCGGGCCACGACGCACGACGTTGACCTCCCGGTCACGGCTATCGGCTACGCTGGCACCTATCGCTCCCGCGCTGCGTTATCGCCGTCCGAGATGCAGTTCCGGGCGTCGCTGGCGGTGGACGGGCTGGACATCGAGGGCATTCTCTCGGAGGCGACCGGCATCCCCGAGCGCGATGTGGCGGCCGGTGTCTACGACATGGCTCGCGTGACGGTGA